ACTTAACATATTGCCTGCCTCTTTATGCGTCAATTAGCTGCGCGCTTAGTTTTGAAAAATTTTCTCGGCGGTAGGTCGGGGAGTGCCTCAGCAGCGGCCCCCGCCGCCGCGCCCGCCGGGGGGGGGTCTACAGATGCTGGCGGGCTGCGGGCTGTGTTGCGTCAGCCCGGAGATAGTTGACACTGTCAATAGTTGACATCGTCAATCAATTTTCGGGTCGCATAAGCCGCTTAACGCATAAGGCGCATAATGGTCATTATGTTAAAAGGCTGTCTCAATGTTATCAATGACTTAGCATATTGTGCCGATATTATGCGGCAGCAAACACTATATGTTGTGTCAGCCCGAAGATAGTTAACACTGTTAATAATTGACATCGTCAATAGTTGACACTGTTAACAGTTGACATCGTCAATCAATTTTCGGCACGCACAGGCGCGCGGACGGGTGCGACGGCGTGTGCGCCGGGCAGACCTCAAACCGCCACCTGTCAGACGTCAGCGTCAGTCCACGGCACGCCCTCGCCGTCTGCTGCGTCGATCACGGGAATGTCGCCCCAGTCCGGCTCGGTCAGGCTTTCGTCAACGGCCCCTCTGGCTCCACGCTTCGTCAGTGAAAACCTTGGGGCAGTCTCGTCCACCGTCGCTGGCGGCAAATCAAACGGCAACTTCGGTAGCGTCACCACTTCCAACCTCCACGCTCAATGCATGCTCTCTGGGCTGACATTTTCGCCCAGCATCTCCTCGAGAACCACACCGAGAGCGCACAGCAGCTCGGCCACTGTCGCCCCCTCGTCAATGGCATCATCCATGGCGTCGAGGATCGCGTCAGCAACGTCGGCCACGACGTCATCGCGGACGCCACCCACGTCAACCACCGCCGACACCATCAGCCTGCCACCTCCGCACCCAGCGCCAGATAGCCGCAGCCATCGACGCTGCTGTCGTCGTGCTGCCCCAAGCGCAGTCTGGCGATTTTCAGCAGCGCCATCATGTTGCACACGTCGCGGGCTGTCACGCCGCAGCCAAGATATGCCGACCACATGGCCGCAGTCGCGCCGAAGCTGTCCGCTGCGTCGCCGTAGTTCTGTTGGCGCTCGCCGTGGATCAGCCGATCGGCATCTGCCAGCACTTCACTTCTATTCATCACAACTCTCCTATGTCATCTTCCAGCGAGCCACCCGGCCTGCTCCTGATTACTTCCGCCGCCGGGAATGCGTCAGCCACCGCCGCCTGCATCTTCCCTAAGCCATACTCTGACCACCACTCGACGGCCACGGCAACCTCCCGCAGCGTCAGCAGCCGCAAGTCTGGCCGCTGTTCCCGGATCTCCTGCCACGCGCGGCCATCTCTCATAATCCCGTAGACCACCCCGTTCAGCTCTACCTCCCAAACGTCGCTGCACGCCCGCAGAGCGCCGCCAGCGCTTGCCTCTGCCTCCATGAACGCCAACCCCCGGAGAGCGGCCCCCGTCCACTGTGCGGCCTTCTCCGCGTCCTCTGCGTCGATTGCCTCGCTTAGCTTCGCCAGCGTCAGTCCCCACTTCGCCGCCGTGTCTACGGCCACCAACTCGGGCAGGCGGTCAATTCCCCACCTGCGGTCTGCCTCGTCCACGGCCAGCGTGAGGGGAGCCATCATCATATCTATCTTGATGGCCACCGCCGATGCGGCTGGGTTTGTCAGGCGGTCTGACTTCTTCTGCCGCTCTGGCCGACGTGGCTTTGACTTTGGCTTACTATTTCTCGCCAATGTATTCTCTCCCATCCATAAACTTAACTTCCACTCGAGACTGTCCGGTGCGCCCGACCGCTTGCATGCCATAGCGACAGCGGAGGCCTGCCTGCGGGCGGGGCGCGTCGGGACCGTCGAGATGACGAGTGCGGCTGCTTAAGCCGCTCATCATAGGTCCGCGCACTTGAGGGGTGTTGACACCGCCGCCGCAGTGGTATAAATTCCGGAGGAATTTCACGCAAACGACTGCGGTGACATTCTTGCAACACTCCTCGCGGGGTGTTTTTTTATGCCCAATTGGCAGGTTTCCTGCCTTCTGACTGCGGAACGACTGCGGTGAACACCAGCTAACGTGTTGAAAACGCTCACCGCAGTCAGCATTTATGACTGCGGAATGACTGCGGTGAGTGCGGTTAGGGGCCGTCAATTCATTTCCTCCGGCTTGATCCACTCGCCTACTGAGCCTTACTTTGACCATTGCCGCACCTTTCATTTTCCGCACTCACTCCCAGACCCTTCCGAACCACCGCCGCACCTTGCATATATATATGCAGGTGGTGCGGCGGAGGTAATTTCGGCTTATTTCTCCGCACTCCGCACCTGTTTTTGAGGTGCGGAAAAGGTGCGGCGGAGCATCAACGCAGCAACGGCGCATACAAGCGTCATCTCCATTTTCCCGACGACTTGCCCCGCAATGAAGTCCAGACTTCCGAACGCGATCAAAAGAAACGCCGCGCTGTCTACAACGGAGCCAACCAAGCCGGATGCAATGATCGCCGCTGGCACACTCTTTTGCCGCAGAGGTGCATAGACGGCAAAGTCTGACAATTCAGACATCAAGAACGCTGCGGCAGATGCTATAACAAGTGATGCAGGTGCAACGGCGGCGGACAAGATCACACCGAGAGCGATGGCGATCAGCGCGAACTTGGCACCAAGAATTGAGTGGACAGCATCACGCAAAGCCAATGCAGCGCCGACCATCAAAACACCTGATGGAGCCATAAGACCAAAACCGACAGGAATAAGGCATGGCCCATTCGGAATGCATTGCCCGACATTGCCGATCATCCAGTTTGCCGCTGGGACGGTTGCAGCGAATGCTGCAATGAGCAGAAACTTAAACATCAAACATCTCCATTTGTGTTGCGCGCTGTGTCCATTTCACCGGACATTGAACAGCGTCGATCCTCCTTGCCATTCTCTCTGGGCAAGTTTCAGAGCCTTTATTCTTAAAGTTGCGTGCTACGTTCACGCTGTCTGCGCTAGCAAACGGCCAACGATCACCGCACAGCGCCAAACCGCGAAGCATATGCACCCAAGGAAGCGCACCATTTGATGCCAGAGCGTTAAATGCTTCATCGCACCGCCGCTCCCATGCTTCAGAGCCAACTTGCCAGTAAGCACCTGAACTGCCAAAGCAAACCTTTGCAAAGCCTAGATCGCAAAGTCTATGCAAATGACTTATTGGCTCCCCCATATGCCAAACAACGGCGGACATGCTTTTCTGATGTGGCCATTGGTTAATGAGTTTCAGATTGTCCTCAATGTCACCATCAATAACATCTGGAACAACGGCCCAGTGCGGATGGCCAAGGCGGCATTCAAGCCACTGGTGAAAACCTGACCAATCGACTGACTTGCCCTTAGTATGTAGACTAAATGCTCCATTGTCCCACATCACGGACTGGCCATTCTGAAGGCACCAGTCTCCGTCAAAAGGGTGCGCGTAACTGACGCAAAAGTGTTTGCCAGCCATTTTCAGCATTTCGTTTCTCGGCGTGAGAGGTGTGCCGTGATAGTGAAGCATCACTCCATCTCCTCTGGCTTGACCCAGTTGCCGACGAAAACGCATGGCACCTCGCGGCCATCACGCTTGCTCTCAGTGGTTTCCACACGCAACGCATCGTTGGCGATCCACGTCTTCATGATCATGCCGATGCGCGCCCTGTGCGCCTTGTCGCTGCCATCCAGCCCCAAGACAGTGGCCACTGCGTTGCCGACCCAATGCTTCGCCTGCACATTGGCGCGATACGGGTCTTCATTAGCTTCCGCTCCGGCAACCATATCCTGCACCTTGCGGAGTTCTTTCGGCCCTACGTCATCAAACGGATCAGGCATCTCAAACGGCACGCAGACACCCACCCACTCCTCGTTGTCGATCTGCACGCCGATCATGCGGCGATAGACAGCCTTGTCGGCGGGAGGTGCAAGGTTTGCTTTGCCATCGTCCACCCTGAAGATGCCCTTTGCGATCTTCTGGTCCACACCCATTCGCAGCGCGTCGTCCTCAGTGATCCGGTTGATGACCCGTGCAGCACGGGCAGCGCCGATCAGCGCACCAGCCCCGCGAACACTGTCAACGGTGGCGTCATCCCCGTTGCCTTTGCGGACATGGTGGACCAGCGAGACGGATGAATTGGTGTCGCGTGCCAGCTTGCGGATCATGGCGACGACAGCTTGGATGCCGCTGTTAGAATTCTCGTTGACAAGGTGTGTGGAGACGAATGGGTCGATGATGACCACGCCGATGTTATGCTCCCTGACCTTGCGTGTCATCATCTCAAGCAGCGCGTCATTGGTCTTTAAGCCGTCCCTGCCTTCAGCGGCCAGCGTCATGGCAAAGGTATCTTCACCATCATAGAAAAGTTTGCCGCGCACCTCTGACGGTTCGATCTTGTAGTGCTGCATTGCAGCCAGCATCCGCATTTCGATTTCAAGTCGCGGGTCTTCTAGGTTGACGATCCAGACGTTGCATTGCTGCTTCACGTGCGTGTCTAGCAGGTTGCGGCCTGTGACGATTGCCAGCGCCTCAACAACGGTCAGCGATGTTTTCCCGATGCCACCTGCCGACGCAAGCACGCTGACGTATTTGCGGATGTAGTCATGCCCGTAAATCCACTCGCGGCGGGGAAGGACGCTGGAGTCGAAGTTGGTCGCTGGCGTCGGCCAGTGCTGCGGCTCCGGCGGCTCATCGCCCGCATCCGGCAACTGCCAGTCATCATCCGACGAAATTTCGTTGGATTGCTGCTCCGGCGTTGTTTCATTGGCCTCCGGTGCCGACGAAATTTCGCTGACGAATTCAAAGTCGGCCAGCGGGTCGTCGGGTGTTGTCAACTGAGGCCCCCGGATTTCTGCGCCATAGGATCGGACTGCCGCCTTCATGTCGCCGCCGTGGACATAGAAGCAGAAAAGATCAAAGGCATCGCCCCAGCACCAGCCATCTTTCACCTGTCCGATGCCAAGGCTCACGTCGCTGCCAGATAGGCTGACCCAGTGCGTGCCGAAATCTTTGACCGCATAGCTGCCGGATGATTGATTGGGCGAGCGGTATTGATCGCTGCGGCCTTGCTTGGCGTAACCGTATTTTGCCAGGATGTCGGCCACGCTGTGGCGCGCGTTGAATTCCTCCACTGCACTTATCTCATCGCCACGGGATGCCCGCTGTGCGGCCCGCTCTGCGGCTCTGCGTTCACGATCTGCCGCTGCCTGTTCCTGCAACGCCTGCCTGCGGATTTCGGCCTGCCGGACGGCCTGCTCTATGTCGCCGCCGTGATACTCGTAGCCACGCTTGCGGACGATCTCTGACTGATAAAACAGCGGCTCTCCGGCTTCGTCCCTGCGCTCTGGCGGGACGTTTGGTAGGTAGACTGGCTGGCCGCAGCGTGTCAGCGACGGGTCGCAGGTAATGCCGCGATGCCGCAGCATGTCAGCCGCCTCCATTGTCGCTTCGGGGTAATTGGCTCCGGCGATGGCTGTCCTCAGCGGCACCAACACGCGCCACTTCTTCTCTTCCTCAGAGGCCGAAGCCGACGAATAGATCATCATGCCAGCGTCGGGGAATATAGCCTCAAAGCTGTCCTTGATTTTTGCCAGCGTGTGGTTGCCGCTATCGATATCGAAGGCCAGATAGCGATATTGCCCCATCGTGCGCTGCGCTTCGTGCGACCTGCCGTCGTGTTCACGATATTCGGATGGGATGATGAAGAGTGCCTCGGACTTGCTGACTGACTGCGGCGTTGCGACCATGGCCGCGATCTGCTGCGCCGTGATCCCGTCGTAAGTGCTGCCGGGCTTGTCTTTCAGCGTGCTAAGTGCGCCTCTGTTCAGCAAAACAACAAGCGGCTTGATACTAGGTGTTGTGTTCATTATAATTGGTCCATCGCTGACTGTCATGGGTCACGTTCTTCTCCTCCTCCCGACTGAGGCCCGCTGCCATTTCTCCCCGGCAGCGGGCCTTTTTTATTGTCAGAAGGGGATTTCGTCGTCGTAGTCTGCCTTTGCCGGGGTGGGCTTAGGTGACGGAGTGGCGAAGGGGTCGTCTTCTGGTGCGTCAGCGGCGAAGGGATCGTCAACAGCGCCTGCCTGCTTCGTCGGCCCCACGTCTGCGAAGTCGTCCAATCCTCCACCGCCGTAGACTGCGTGTGTCACCTGTAGAGCGTCCAAGAAGAGGCTAACCCCGGCCTTGCCCTCTGGGTCGGTCACTGGGCACGCGAAGCAGCGCACATTGCCCTTTGACCCAGACCAGATCCCCTTGTCTGCCAGCGGCTGTTTGTCCCCACCGATAACAATTGGCGGCATGTTCACCTCTCCGCTGGCTTTGGTTCCATTGCGCTTTGCCCGCACCTCAACGGTTCCATCTTCCAGCTTCTTCATCCCGAAGATCCCGGTAAACTCGGCCTTGATCCCGCCCGCAGCTTGGCGCGCCAGATAGTGAGCCTTCAGCTCCTTGTAGAGTGCGTTGCCCTGCTCCGCTGACATGGTCCACGCGATAGACCAGCTTGCACCGCTTGCAGTTGGCGCGCACGGTTCCGACTGCCGCTTCGCCGTGTTGAAGCGGTAGGTTTCATTAAGTCGCGGATATTTCAATTCCACGTTCTGGATCAAGATTTTCTTAAAGTCTTCATTGGCCATGGTGATCTCCTCTTGGCTCAGTTTTCGGTGTCGAAGTCGTCATCTGCACTCATCCAGCGCGGTAAGTCCAGAATATTCAGGGCAGGCCAGCCAGTGTTGTATTCGCCGCTGTCTTGCGCTGTCTTGATTTGCTCCATAGCCCCCAGCATTTGGCTGTGGCCCCACGCTATATAATCATCTGACAGCATGTGGACGCAAGTCGCATACGGCGGCTCCTTCTCGACTGCCGCAAAGACAAATTGCTTGGCTGGCAACCCGGCCTCCCGGCAGACGTGCAGGTAGAATGCGGCTTGCAGCGCGTAGTTATACTTTACGACCTCACGCCCAAAGCCGATCGGTGAGGCATCCTGCGTCGTCTTCACGTCATAGATGATCCCGCGATCCTGCCAGTAGCTGTCTGGCCGCGTCTTGATTTGCAAGCCGGTATGCGAACACGTCGCGAAGATGCTGGCTTCGTTGATCGTGCGCTCGCTCTGCATGGTCTGCCCAACTGGCGTTGAGATGACCGCGTCAGCTATTGCGCGAGACTTGTCGTAGTCGGCCTCGGTCAGCAATAGCTGGCCGTTCATTTCAGCCGCCGCCGCCTCCTCCTTCCACTTGTTGCCCCTGCGATCTTCCGGCCCGCGCACGATAAGGTCAGCGTGCGGCTCAAGGATCAGCGCGTGGACGGCGGTGCCTAAGTCAAACGCCGCAGACCGCTTGTAGGTCTTGTAAAGCCAGTGGTAGGCGCTTGTTGAATGCACCGCCTTCACGTCGCTGCTGCTGATTGCTTCGTGAGCGTGATATTGCTCGTTTGTCATGTCAGTCTTTATCATTCCATCAACTCCCTTGTGATATATGCGAAGGCTTCTAGCGAAACGTCAACTATGTGGCCGTCGGTATCTTCAAAAATAGCGCCGAGCGGGATGGCCACCCGGATCGGCTTGCGGTCAAACTTGTAGATGACGCAGGGCAGCTTGCCTTGTGCCTGCGCCGCGTCTGACGCCTGCTGCCACCAAGCTGGGCTAAACGATCCGCCAGCGTAGCGCTTGCACTCGATTGACCACGGGAAGCTGTCATCGTCCGGCGTCAGGTCGTCGTTTTGCCCTGAGCGATATTGCTCCAGGTTTCGCCTAAAGCTGATCCCCAATTCTGCGTGCAGTAGCTTTGCCACCTCTCGCTCAAAGCTGGCTCCCTTGGCGCGACCATTTACCATCAGTCGGCCCGTGGCTGCTCATGGTGAAACCCGGCACTGGCCGCTGCCTGCAACGCGGTCATACGCATGTAGGGGCCGATGCCAAGCCCGAACCGATCCGCAGCGGCTTCCAGCGCGGCCAACTGGGCCTCCGTCACCTGAATGCCGATTGTCTTGAACTGTTTCAATGGTGATCCTCCTGTGTTGATCACATGCACCCTATATGCAAAAAATATGCAGTCAACCTGCAAAAAGTTGTTGATTGGTGTTTTTTCCTGTGATTAGGTGTGATCAGGAGAAGCAACCAACCAAGGAGACAGACAGATGACCTTCTACGAACACAAAGCAGCAACCTTCAACGGCAACATCGTAGTCGGCAAGGGTGCCACCGCAGAGATGGCGCATGAAGACGCCATCAATGCTGCCGCTTCTATCGGTAGCTGCATCCGCAAGACCATCAGCGTGCATGAGTGCGTTACCAGTTACGCCGAGGGCAAAAAGGCATTCACTTGGAAGCTCCCGCAGTAATAACAGGGGGCTTCGGCCCCCACCACCCTTCAGAAGGAGACAGGCAGATGAAAGTTTTCGATTTTACAAAAGGCACCAAAGGCAAACTGCTTGGTCAAGTGAAGCTGACCGATTACGCTGGCGGGTCGCGTGTCGAGAAAAACGGAGAGACCTTCAACGTTACGCTATCCGGCAGCCACGGTGGCGCAGACGACCGCTGGGAGTGGCACAAAAAGGCTGGTCATACCATCAAGCGGCAGGACGTTGACCTTGACCCAAAAGATTTTGGCGTAGACGCAATCTGCTTTTGCACGGGCGAGTATTTTCACCAGTGGCACGCAGGCCACCCAGACGCAGAAAGCCATTGGTGTTGGCAGGTGATTGGAACCACAGAGTGGAACCGCAGCGCGTGCAAGGCTGGCATCCTCAAGGCCGCAAAAATCTAATCAACTGGGGCTTCGGCCCCCACCAACCCTCAGAAGGAGACAGACAATGGAACTCAAGACAAAATCCGAAGCCCTCACGCTGGCCCTCGTCCTCGCCATAACCGCCACCGACGACGACCGCGTAGCGGAGGCGCTGGATCACGCTATGGCAATCGCCAACAGCGGCATGACGCTGCAACAGGTCGAAGATGCTAAGAAAGCCGCGCAAGCGCTGGCTGAGATCGCCTGAAATAAATGCCCCGAAATCAAGATTGGAGAAACCCCATGACAGACAACGACATCCCTGACCGCATCGAAGTTGTTGAGCGCATGATCCAGCTGCACCGTGACCGATATGACGACATCTTGGCGCGCTACGGCAGCGGCGTGAGACCAGCGTATGTGAGCGAAGATTTGGCTTACGAAGACCACTTCATCGGGCAATACGTGGACGAACTTAACCGATTGAAAGATGAGGCAGGCCAATGAAGCGCTTCGTTGAAATTGTTGGCGAGTTTGTCGCCGTCGTCGCCATCTTCTTGATGGCCTACATCCTGCTGCTGGGAGGCTTGCTATGATGTGGGTCGCCTTCGTGGCATTCGCCACCACCGACGCCTGTGACGCCTTCGTGACAGATCAGCGCCTCATGGAAACCATCATGGACGTGCAGTGCGTTCTGATCGAGCCGGACGAACCTATCAAGCCGCTGGCACCATCAACATCACTCCGGCCACAGATGCGGCCAGACAACATTGGAGAAAAGAGATGAAGGGAGCCAATCCAAAGACCCCGGAAGTGTTGGCGCTGTGGGAGCTTGGAGATTTGACCACAAAGCAGGTAGCAGAGGCCGCTGGTGTGACCTACTCGGTAGCCTACGCAATCATCACGCGCGGCATCCGCAATGGCCGCAGCCGACCGCGAAAGGAGCGCACGGAGCAGCTACCGCTTCAAACGCTCTGCCGCCGCTACTCAATGGGGGTCGGATATTTCGGGCGGCATATTGACGAGCTGCCAACCAAGACCGCCGAGATGGCTTTTCTAGCCTCCATTGACGGGGGATACGCCAGCTTGGCCGAATATGCGGTCGATGTCATGATCAGCGATGTTTTCTTATGGAGTGAGAAGAATGAGCAGCGCTAAACGGATTGAAATGCTGATGCGTCGGCTTGACGCTGGCTGCAAGCGCGCCGAGACGTTGCTGGAGCAGCGCGCTTGGTGGAATGGCGAGTTGAGATACCGTGGCATCCGCGTTGACGCCTACGCAAGCACCAGCCCGCGCGCCGAGGCAACAGCCATGCTGACGTGGGAGATGATCGACGCAGACGATGACGGGGCGAGCGCGCTGGCCGTTGTTGACGCCCTGATCGGCAAGCTGCTTCGGGAGGCTGGCCATGAGTAACCCCAAGCGGACCGTCTATAAACGAGGCCTTTCGTCGAGTAGCACGGACCGATTTCACGTAATGCCAATCACGATGCCGCGCGCACCGTGGGAGGAGGGCAGCGAGCCTCTGCCAGACGGGAACTGTGTGGTGGTAATGCACCGGGATGTTATCAGAAAGATGAGAAAGGAAAAAAATGTCAAACACATGGAGTGAAGATGCACAGGACGCCTATGAGCGCAAGTCACAGCGCGCCGCCGAGCATATTTTGGAGAAGGTGATGCACCGCTTGCGCTGGTCGCCAGACGTAAGAGACGACTTGGCCCTTCAGCTGCGAATTTTTGCGAACCAGCGGCACGCAGAACTTACCAGCCAGCGGAAAAAGTCGGATGGATGACCCAATACCCAACCGCCGCCTACGCATGGGCGCGCTGGCTGACGTCCTGCAAGGGATGGATAACGCGGCTTTTTATTGGCTGATGATGTATACCAGCGAGGGCGGCTATTCGTCAGTTGCAGAGTGCGTGCGGGACATAGTTGTTGACGCCTATTATCATCAGGGAGAGATGGGATGACTGACCACACGCTACCCGAGGGCCGCAAAGCCATGACCGACGCAGACATGGGCGACCTCACACGCCGCCTTGCTGACACAGCTATTGAGAATAGCGAACCATACCGAGCCGCCATTAAGCGTGCCGAGGATGCAGAGGCATTGATTGCGAGGGTTTATCCATGTCTGGCAGATATGGTCAGGCTGCAAATGACCCGCGCGTATCCTTCGGATCACCCCATTTTTCGAGAGATTATGGCGGAGGCATTTCAGTTGGTTGACGAATTGTGGAAGAGAGAAAAGCAGAAAGAAGACAGGGGTAAACAATGACCGAAGCAATCCCGCTCGACATCATCAAGGCGCTCGCTTGGATTGGGGTTAAGCCGCCGCCCGAAGGCAAGCGGCGAACATTCTGCCCGCAATGTAGCGCGAGCAGGAACAAGTCGAGCAGGCCATGCCTGAGCATCTACACACAGAAGAGGAATGCATACGTTAAGTGCCACCATTGCGGGTGGAGCAAGCCTGTCTGTTAACGAATTCAGCAATATCGGCCTCCTGCGCCTCTGCAGAAAACTCAGACGGCTTGATGCGAGTTGTCATGCGACGCCCTATTTGGTCGCGGGTCAATATTCGCATCAAGCCGATGTCCAAGGCGACCAGTGCGTATTCGTCAATGTCCCGTGGCGGCGTGAAGAAAGAATATGACGCATCTCCTCGCACGGAGAGGGCCGACTTAACCTCCAGCTTTGTAAGCCTGCCGCCCACGTTGGCGATTAGGTCAAACTGGCCGTCCACTCGGTATATCTCAATCCCGCGCAGCTCAAACTGGTAGGCCACCCAATACTCGCCAGCCCGGCCAGCGCCAGTGCTACTGATCGCGGCCATGATAGTGCGCCCAAGAGCGCTCACAGTGCGCTCGACCAAACACATAAGTCCACGCCCGCCAGAATGGATGCGCCTGCAAGCGCCACGCGCGGCTGCAAAGGCTCTCCGACGTGTCACGGAACGAAACGTCATGCATGCGTCTGCTGAGTGTCTTTAGCCATCGCATAGAGCCGCCCACGTCTCGTTGCTAATGATGATGTCGCGCAGCAATGTCTCGTCATTTTCTGACAGCCAGATCACGGTGCGCTCCGCGTCGAAGTAAATAGGCGCGGCGATGTCACAGTATGACCCGCCGCTACTTGCGGCGCACCCACTTAGCAGAGCGCCCACGCAGAGCGTCATCGTCCAGCGCATTGACTTCATCCTCCGTCTTCTTG